TACGCTCTACAAACGACATACGAATACATCAAAGACGAATCAGCACCGATCCTCGAAGATCGTGGAGAACGGGCAAGAAAGGCTCTCTATGAACAAGCCCTCTCCACAACCGAACCAACCGTTGCGGAACGGGTGAGGGATTTATACAGCAGATGTCTGCCAGATACGAAAGCGGCAATTAGGGAAACGCTCAACGCATTCGGTCACAAAATTCCCGGCATCAATGCACCGGAGAAGGAGGGGAAAACGGAATGATCGACTACGACAAATGCCCCGATTGCAATGAATTTTGGATCAATTGTCCATGTTGTAACACATCTTTTTGTCCTGAATGTATGCAAACGGAAAATCAAGTTGATTGGGATGCGTTAGAAGAATCGGAAGGAGAGGATAACGCATGATACGGTTGACTGACTGTCATGGAGATGCTGTTTACATCCCTGTCGAAAGCATCGTCAGCGTTCGTAAAGATAAACAAGACCCGAATCATACGTTTATCATTACGGGGAATCAGTTTGAATTGGTAAAAGAATCCCCCGAAGAAGTCGCCCGCAAGGTGCTGGAGTGGCGGTTGGCGATGATCGACTATCATCACGACATTCCCTCCGTCAAAACAAAAGCGATGGCGGAGCTTGCGAAGCTCGCCGGATTGGAGGAACCGAACCATGACTGAACAATTGACTCGTGAAAAGATATTGGCGCTACAGCCGGGGCGGGAACTAGATGCGTTGGTGGCGGAGAAAATCTTCGGCGTAAACAATCCAGATGCAAGATGGTCGCCTTCCACAGATATAGCAGCAGCGTGGGAAGTGGTCGAGAAGATGAGCAAAACCCACTTTTCCGAAATTGCAATGACTGAATTAGAAGATGGCACATGGGGATGGATGGCGCGGTTTATTTTGGTGCTAAACGAGCCTTATACAGTTAACGGTTATCGGGCAACGGCTAAAACATCCCCAGAAGCCATCTGCAAAGCTGCTCTACTGGCGGTGATAGACCATGACTGATCGGGAAAAGACGATTGCGGAGATACGGGAAAAGTACAACCGCACATTTGGAAACGTAACAGGGCAAATGGTGCTTACACATGAGCAGGTTCAATTTCTCCTCTCCGAACTCGACCGCATTGAACGCGAATACGCCGAAGAACGCGCCGCACATAATGAGCATGTGGCGGAGTTGTGCGAGTTGGAGAAGGAGAACCGGAGGTTGAGAGAAGATATTGAGAAAATAATAAAAATTCTGAAAAACGGACAACCAGCGCATTGGCAAGCATTCAAAATCCGTCAATTATTGGGGGTTACGATGGAATGACACCGGAAGAAATCATCAGACGATGCGATGAACAGATAGCCATTTCTGGCGAGACGGCATCTGTGGGATTCCGCATTCCGGGACGGTGGGGTAAAACGAATACCAGACGGCTATGGAAAGGTGGGCCAGTCGGCGAGATCGTCAATGACTTCGGGGACGGGACGATTTACGTAATGTTTTCGGCGGTTGAAGTGAAAAATGCGGTGCTAAAAGAAATCGGGGTGACGGTGGATGTGTAGACATGGAACACATGTTATAGTGTCCACGATCGAACGCGGAAATGTTCCTGTTGATGCTTGTATCGCAGACGAGATCGCTTATCTCAATCGGGAAGGGGTCATAACACTCGGGTGTTGCTGTAGTCATGGTAAAGCAGGACAAATCGTGAAATGGGGAAACGCGCATGGAAAATGGAAAGGGTATCGTGAACCTCCTCATGTAATTATAAAACAAGAAAGTTGTGGCATTGCAAAAAGGCTAGGGTATAGACCGTACCCTTACTATTATGCAGACGGCCATAGCTACAGGGTATGGCAGATGCAGTTAAAGACAGGATGTGTGACGGAAGAAGAGGTTGTCGAATGGCATAAACAAAATACCATCAAAGAAGTCGGGGGTGACGGTAGATGAATGAATTCTATCTTACGATCTTCTTGTTATTAGGCGTTTCATTAACCTCCTATTTCTGGATGTCTAGTTTAGATCATCGAATCAAAAGATTGGAGAGAAGGGAGCGCGAGGAGAAATGAAAGGCCAAATCAAAAAGGCATTGGATGCGGCGACACCGGGGCCGTGGGCAATCCTCAAAGAAATCGGGGTGAATATCAATGAGTGATTATATTTGCTCCACATGCGGAGCTAAAAGAAATAGTTTCGAGGAATTATTCGCGCATAAGGCAAGTTGCCGTGGGCTTGTGACACCTTCTAATCCGGGTATAGCAGAAGAGATACGGAAGGCGTTGGATGCGGCAACGCCGGGTCCGTGGTACGCCGAACAAGAAGAATGGCCGGGAAACGAAAACTTGCAATATTGGGTGGGTAATCATGCAGATGGGTTAGGCGCTTTCGTTCGCTATGAAGACGCATATCTTGCCGCCAAATCTATCGAATGGCTCCGCTGGCAACAAGGGGAGATCGAGCGGTTACGAGCGGAACTTGAACAGGTTAAGGCGGAACGGGATAAGTACCAAAAAGCGTTACACGAAGAACAACGGGAAAGCGTTCGATTAAGTGAGATTCTCGATCGGATCGGAAATATCTGCATCGAGCATGAGAACGCTAAGCATCAGCCAATTGGAACTGTACGGATGATTCAAAAGTTAGCGGCATATGCGGAGGATCACACCCCTACAGAGAGAGGAGATAGCCAAGATGAGCGATAAGTCGAAAATCGAATGGACCGATGCGACGTGGAACCCGGTAACGGGCTGCTCCAAGGTGTCGGAGGGCTGTCGCAATTGCTACGCGCTGACGTTTGCGGAACGATTCCGCGGTACACCGGGGCACTACTTCGAGAACGGATTCGACATCACGCTTCGACCGGATAAGCTGGATCAACCGCTCCGGTGGAAGCGGCCGCGGAGAATATTCGTCAATAGCATGAGTGACCTGTTTCATGAGGATGTGCCGTTCGATTTCATCCGTAGAGTATTCCAAGTCATGATGTTTGCGGAAAGGCAAAGACGGGAACGAGGATATCCGAGCGTGGAACAATGACGAGATTCCGCTGTTACTACTGCATCCAAAGTCAGCCGGCCACGGCCTTAATCTCCAGGAATCGAGCTGCCAGACGGTCGTATGGTTTGATCAGATTTGGAGTCTGGAGGAATTCCAGCAGGCTAACGCCCGTGTATACCGGCAAGGGCAGACCCGTCGAATCGTCGTCATGCAGTTGGTCGCAGAGGGGACGATGGACGAGGACGCTGTCGCAGCTCTGGAGCGTAAGGCGACGGGCCAGGAGGAGCTGATGCAGGCGGTTAAAGCACGAATCGAAAGGGTGAGAGCAGCATGAGTTACCCAATCCCGAATAGCCGTATTGAAAATGCGGTTGGTAGCGGTTCGGTCATCTCGTACAAGCTGACCGACGTCGAACTAGCCTATCTCCGGGCCGGCCAGCTTGACAAGATCCCGACGGCTGAGCAACGGGGGATTACGCCGTCTAAGCCGGAAGCCTCGCGGGGTCGGCCGGCAAAGCGCAAGCTGAGACGGAGACAAAGCAAACATGACGTTTCGCCGGATGAGCTGAGACGACTGCGCCGTGAAGGGCTGAGCTGGGCCAAGATCGGTGAGCAGCTGGGCATACCGGCGGCTACGGTCGGATGGTTGCTTAAACGGTACGACATCGGATGAGGAGGGGCTGACACGATGAACGAAATGATTAAACTGCGCCGAGGGACTTTCCAGCATGTGGAATCGGAGTTGTACGCCTATCACGACACACGAAAGGAAATAGTCCGCCTCAAAAACGAAATACTGCATAGCAACGGCCGCGGAGAGGACGAGAACGTCGGTGGCGGCCGTAGCAATATCCCTGGCGACCCGACCGGCCGGACGGCGGTGCTGCTGACCAGCCATAAAAAGCTGGAGCAGTTGCAGGCGATCGTCGATGCGATCGAAACGGTCATCGAGCGGCTGCCCGCAGAAAAACGCAAACTTGTTGAGCTGCGGTATTGGCAGCGGCCGCAACGGTACACCTGGGACGGCATTGCTTTAGAATTACACGTGAGCCGTAGGCAAGCTATGCGCTGGCGAGACGAGATTGTCCAGGCTGTAGCTTTCAGAATCGGGTGGAGGTGATCACTTTTGAATCAATTCGACCGAGAACAAATGCAGGCGGCATTGCGCGACATGGCGATATTGACTAAGGACTTTTACGATAGGCTTATTGCACAAGGATTCACTCCTATTCAAGCAATCCAACTGACCGGAGAATTCGTCAGATCGGCGATATCGAAATGATGGCACTAAAATGTCACTTTTGGCCTTATAATCTGCGATATTATGATAGTGTGCAGTTAGTGTCCACCAGGCAATGACCTACGGTTGTTCGGCGGGTGGGCACTTAACAAGTCTATGAAGGTCGCTCACAATCCGAGCGGCCTTTTATATTTATGGCGTGTCCGTCGCCTGCGGGTATGGGAGGGCCCGTTTGATGACTGCAGGCGGCGCCATGCGGCCTTTGTCCATAGGGCGCGGACGAGGGCCTTTTTGTTATCGACGATCATCCTCATTTTGCGGCCGCGTCGCGGGGTTACCTCCGCCCTAGGACGCCGTGATCGGGACGGTGCGGCGCGGCTCCCGATAATGCAAAACACCGCCGGATGCTTTCCGAGCGGTGCGTTTTTATTTTAACACAATTTGTAAAAAGGAGAAAGGGGATATGGCGATTGAAAAGCAAGTCCGGATAGACCGACATGCGTATGATCGATACTGCGAACGTGTCGGCCCAGCTGATAAGACAATCGAATGACGAAAGACGGCCTCCGTTTAGGAATAGCCGTCTTTTTGTTTTGCGGGAGTAATTCATATGCCGGGTAAACTCCGGCCACTCCTCAAATTCGAGGAGGTCAAAGCATGAAAAACGACTATGAAATCCGAGGAGAAACAACGGCGATATTCTTAAACAATGGCTTGGAAACTATTATTTCGACGGAAAAGTTGCCTTTAGTTCAGGAATTGCCGGGTACTTGGTATGCGTGGTGGAACGATCACGTGAAAAACTATTATTGCAGGATGGATTTCAGAAAGAATGGCAAGAAGCAGACCATTTACCTGCATCGATTAGTTTCTAACTGCCCTGAAGGAATGCATGTTGATCATTTCGACAATAATACCTTGAACAATGAGGACAAAAATTTGAGAGTAGTCGCTAACTCAGTAAATCAACAAAACCGAAAGAGCGCGCAAGCAAACAGCAAATCGGGCATTCGCGGGGTCAGTTGGCACAGACAAACCCGCAAATGGCAAGTAACGGTGAGCGTGAATAAAAAGCAATACTATTTCGGTTTGTATGATGATATTTCTGAAGCTGAAATTGTGGCCAAAATGGCGCGCGCTAAATTAATGCCGTTTTCGAAAGATGCGATTGTAAAGTGAGGAAGGAGATTATGGCCCTTGATAACATTCAATTCAAGCTAGAGTCTCATGCGTATGAACGTTATTGCGAGCGGGTTGCGCCTGTTAGCAAAACGGAATTGATATCCAAGCTGAAAGAGGATCTAAAAAAGGGGCATAGATTCAGAAAAGGCTATTTGCTGATTGGTGAAACCTGGTGGAGAGCAGGTTGGGAAGGAAAGGTGATCACGTTATTTACCTGCTACGGCCGGACGCACATCGATATACCGCAGGCGGTCAAGTGGGCCAAGCGGTATAGGGATAGGCTGAGGTTGGGATCATATGCCGACTAAGCCGTTAAAGCCTTGCAACAAGATCGGATGCCGCAACCTAACGCAAGAGCGCTATTGCGCAGAGCATGCGCATCTGGCAGAGCAGCAGCGCAAGGAACGGCACAGGTGGTACGACGAGCAGCAAAGGGACAAGCAGGCTGCGGCGTTCTATAAATCAACGGCATGGGAGCGAGCAAGGAAACAAGCGCTAATCCGGGATCATGGTCTTTGCCAGGAGTGTTTGCTTGAGCAGAGGATTACCCCGGCCGATGTCGTTGACCATATCAAGCCCCTGCGTATATTTTGGCATCTGCGGTTGGTGTTGGATAACCTGCGATCGTTGTGCAATCGGCATCATGCGATCAAAACGCAAGAGGATAAGCGAAAGTATGGAGGGATGGAGCAATGGATGGATCGATAAGGAGTCGCGGTACAATCGTTCGCGCCTCTTACATAGGTCGGTGATAGGATACACCAACGGACTTGGCGGGTACCTTGACAAAGCGACCTATGAACGGTTGAGCAAGGATCAAAGACGCCAGTGGTACGACAGAGGGTACTTCGACAGGCATTTGGGTATCGAGAGTAACGCTTCACCGCGTTAAAGAGTTAAATGGAAATGGGTGGGGAGGGGAGGTCAAAAATTTTTGAGAGGCCGTTTTTAAGACCGCGCCCCCACTCGTTTGTGAGAAAAAGTCCCCAAAATGATTTCGAAAAGGAGGTGGCGGCGTGAACCAGGTTATCGATTTTTCCAAAATGCAGATCGGTAAAAAAGGCGGCGGAAAGCATTGGACGAAAAAAGAAGTCGAGTCCAGGAAGAACGCCGCCGCCAAGGTAACACGCAAGAAAAAAGCCAACATGAAAATGCCGGAATGGCTCGATGACGAGGCCCGAGCAGTCTGGAAAAAGACCATCCGGGATATGAAAGAGTTTGATGTCCTGGATAAAGTCGACGAGGATGTTCTGGCGGCATATTGCGACGCCGTTGCTCGGCATAAAGAGCTATCCGAAATGATCCGGGAGAAAGGATACACAGTCTATAACGCGGCCGGCTCCTTGGTTGAGGCGCCTTGGGTGAAAACACAGCTCAGTTATGCTCGCCTGATTGTTCAATACTCCGACAAGCTCGGGTTAAACGCCAACGCTCGGGCACGACTGGCGCGGAAGATCGCCCAGGAGGAGGTCGACCCGAATGCAGATCTCTTTGAGTAATCTACCGAAGGACTTAAGCGAGCTTCATCCAACGCACCGATATGCTGTTGAAGTTGTGGCTGGGTTGATTCAGCCAGTCTGCAAACGAGAATGGCAAGCCTGTGAGCGTCATCTTAAAGATCTGCAACGCCAGGGCACTGAAGATTTTCCTTACGTGTTCGACGAAACCCGTGCGGATCGTATTTTTGATTGGTTTGAGAAGTGCTGTCGCCATGTTCGCGGTCCGTTTAGCGGTCATCTAATTGAGCTTTTACCGTTTCAAAAGTTTGATTTGGGTTGCGTTTTTGGCTGGGTTCACAAAGATTCCGGGAAGCGTCGGTTCACAAAGGCATTTAACATGCGTGCTCGCGGAAACGTTAAATCAACGGAAATGTCCGGAATTGCTCTATACGGCATGTGCGGGGATTGCGTCTATCCGCCGTATGATCCATCACAGAAACGATATGAGGATTCTCCGGAAGTGGAATGCGCCGCCGTAGACAAAGAACAGGCCAAGCGTGTATGGGGTGACGCTAAAGCAATGGCAGAAAAAAGCCCCGATATCCTCAAACGCCTTCGAGTTCGGCGAACCTACATTGAACATTCCACCCGTGGCGGATGGCTTCGGCCACTTAGTAAAGAAACCAAAAACAAAGACTCTGGCGCTCCGTGTATTGTTATCGTCGATGAGTACCACGCCCATCCAACAAGTGATGTCGTGGATACCTTGGAATCTGGTTTCGGGAAGCGGCTGCAGTCGCTCATGATGACAATCACAACGGCGGGTGAGAACGCGGAAAATAGTCCGTGTAAGAAGGAGTATGATATATGCTGTAAGATACTTGACGGCGAGATCATCAACGAGAATTATTTCGTGATGATCCGCGAGTTGGACAAAGGGGATGATCCGCACAATAAAACGCTGTGGGCTAAGCCGAATCCGATCCTGCGATACGACAACGAATACTCTCGCGAACTGTTTGAGCAGATTGAGCGCGAATACAACCTCGCTTTTGGATCAGGCGATCCGACGAAGATCCGGCGCTGGATGATCAAACGGGTTAACGTATGGCAATCCGACAGCGAAAACAAGTATATGTCAGGATGCATGGACAAGTGGAAGGCGCTGGCTGTGCCGCGTAAAGAATTCCTGGAGTTGATTCGTGGTCGCGAGGGATGGGCTGGAATCGACATGTCGAAGCGGATTGACCTTACCGCTGACGCCCATGTATTTTGGCTCGATGACGGACGACTCGCCGTTACGGCACATGGATTCATGCCGGAGGAAACGGCGACCAAACATGAGCACACGGACAGGGTGCCGTACAAGCATTGGGCGCGCGAGGGCTGGTGCACATTGACGCCGGGATCCGTTACGGATTACAAGTTCATCGCGAACCATCTCGACGAATTCGAGTTCGACAACGGCGTGACGGTTTTGGAGGAGTGCTATGATCCATACAACGCGCTCCATTTCATGCAGGAACGTGAAGCAGCCGGCAAAACGGTCGTGGAGATCAGGCAAGGCGTACAGACGCTGTCCGAGCCAACGAAATATTTCCGGGAACTTGTTTTACAGGGGCGGGTTGTCCATGACGGCAGCCCGCTTTTGACTTGGTGCCTATCCAATGCCGTCGAGGTCGCTGACAGTAACGGCAATATTAAGCTGAGCAAAAAGCACAAGGACGACAGCCAGAGAATCGACCTTGCTGCAGCGGTTATCAACGCATTGGTCAGGGCAATGGTCAATGAGCAAAAAACGGACGTTTCCGAATTTGCGGATGAAGAATTCTTGAATAAGCTGTGGGGGTAAATCCATGAAAAACCTAATCTATGTCCTGCGCGATTTTGCGGAGGACATTTTGATTTTATTCGGCTTAGGGGTTATCAACATCGCGACATTTCGAATTCATGAAATTGCCGGACTGTATTGTTTGGGTGCAACATTGGCGCTTGTTGGGTTTACTCTTGCCCGGAATCCTCCGAAGAAGGAGTGATAATTCTGAATGCTATTTAGACGATCCATAAGTACCCAAGCAAGACAAGAAGTGCGCGAAACGCTGGAACTGAACGTTGACGACAAGCGCCTGCTTGAAGTGCTAGGCATTGACATCGGGGACGTGAACGTTAAAGGCAAAAACGCGCTCAAGATCGATACCGTATATGCCTGCGTCCGTATCCTCTCGGAGTCGGTCGCCAAACTTCCTCTCAAAGTCTATCAAGAGGACGAAAACGGCGTACAGAAGCAAACTCGGCATCCGGTGTATCAGTTGCTCCGGTTGCGACCTAATCCGTATATGTCGGCGTTCGATTTCTGGAAGTGTATCGAAGCACAGAACGCTATGTTCGGGAATGCCTACGCGAGCATCGAATTTGATCGGCGCGGACGGATTGTAGGTCTGTGGCCGATGGATGCGAGCCGGGTCAAGATCATCGTCGACAACGATACAGCGGCAAGCGGCATCGTCACCAATCGCTCAAAGATTTGGTACGAAGTCAATCTCGGATACGAGCAACGAAAACTCATGCCGGAGGAAGTCTTGCACTTCAAAGGCGGCGTGACGCTTGACGGCATCGTTGGCTTGTCTCCGCTGGATTGCTTGCGGGCGACGCTCGAAAACGGAGCTTCGGCGAACAAGTTCATCAATAACTTTTACAAGCAAGGATTGCAAGTCAAAGGCATTGTGCAATACGTCGGAGATTTGGACGAGAAGGCAAAGCGGAATTTCCGCGAAAAATTCGAGTCCATGTCGAGCGGATTAAGCAATAGCCACCGGATCGCCCTCATGCCAGTCGGGTATCAGTTCGTGCCGATCGCTCTGAACATGCACGATGCGCAGTTTTTGGAGAATAACCAGCTTACCATTCGGCAAATCGCGGCTGCATGGGGCATTAAGATGCACCAACTCAACGATTTGGACAGAGCGACGCATACGAACGTCGCAGAGCAGCAACGGGAATTTTACGCCGACACGCTGCAGCCGAAGTTGACCGGGTACGAGCAGGAATTGTCCTTTAAACTCCTGCTTGACGATGAGATAGAAGCCGGCCTATTTTTCCGCTTCAACGCTGATGCCATCTTGCGGTCCGACATCAAAACCCGATATGAGGCATACCGGACTGGTATCCAAGGCGGCTTTCTCACGCCGAACGAGGCCCGCGCGAAAGAGGAATTGCCGCCGCTCGAGGGCGGCGACCAGTTGCTTGTAAACGGCAGCTATGTGCCAATTACGCAAGCCGGGGTCGCATACAAAGGGAAAGGGGGTGATGGAGCTGGACAAGGAACTGAAAACGACGGGTCAGAAGGAGATCCGGGCGCTACCGGTTAAGCTGGAAATCCGAGCGACGGAAGGAGAGGACTCCAAGCGGACCATCACCGGGGCGATCAAGTACAACACCGAGAGCGCGGAAATGCGGGATTGGTGGGGCGATACTTTCGTCGAGACAATCGACAAAGAAGCTTTCAAGGATAGTCTCGCATCACGCAACGTCGTCGGCCTATGGAGCCATGATACGGCCCAAGTGCTCGGAAATACAAAGTCCGGTACACTCCGGCTTACCAACATGGAAACAGAATTGCGCTTTGAACTCGACATCCCGAATACGTCGGTCGGTAACGATGCTTGGGAGCTTATCCAGCGCGGTGATGTGGACGGTGTTTCGTTCGGAATGATCGTCACAAAGGACAAATGGTCTTCCGAGAAGCGCGGAGACAGCCGAATCTACAAGCGGCAAATACTCGCCGCTGAACTGTATGAGATCAGCCCGGTTGCCTTCCCAGCGTATCCGGCCAATGAAGTTGCGGCGCGGTCGTTGGAAGAATTCAAAGCTTTCGAAAAACGCGCTGCCGATCAGTATGAAAAAGAAAAAATGTTGCTCGAGCTCGACCTTTACGGTTGAGTTTTTTATTTTCCCAAATATCCCATGAGGTGATGAAATGACCAAAGAACTGCGTGCGCTGCTCCAAAAACTGGACAACGCCAAACAAGAAGTACGGTCGCTGCTGGCCGAAGATAAAACGACGGAAGCAAAACAAAAAATGGAGGAAGTTCGCGCTTTGCAAGAAAAAGTCGACCTGCAGCGCGAGCTGGAAGAAACCGAGGCCCGCGGGCTCGGTGGGAGCGAACTGAACGACAAGGGCAATGTCGAAGAACGCGACATGCAGGAACTCGAAAAAGAGTATACCGGCATCGTTCTTCGAGCACTCCGCCGCCGGCCGATCAGCGAAGAAATGCGTTCGGTTATCCGCGAATACGAGCGCCGCGCTGTCATGAACGAGGGTGAAACCAATCCGGCCATCCCGGATGGCGATGTCGGCATCGTTGTGCCGCAAGACATCCAAACGCGGATCAACACGCTCATGCGCGACTGGAACGATCTGTCGCAGTACGTAACGGTTGAAAATGTCACAGCATTGTCGGGAACCCGCGTGCTTGAAACGGACGCGGATATGACGCCGTTCGCGGACGTGGACGAATACGGCGCCATCCAAGCTACGGACAACCCGAAATTCACACCGATCAGCTACAAGGTCAAAAAGCGGGCCGGTTATCTGCCGCTGACAAACGAACTGCTGGCCGATAACGACGCAAACCTGATCGGGTACGTCACCAACTGGATCGCCCGTAAGGCCGCGCATACGCGGAACACGCATATCCTGGCGCTGCTGAATACGCTGACGCCGAAGGCACTGGCTGATCTTAAAGCAATCAACACGGTCCTCAACGTAGACCTTGACCCGGCAATCAGCCGTTCGGCAATCCTGCTGACCAACCAGGACGGATTCAACTGGCTTGACAACCAAGTTGATGGTATGGGCCGTCCGATTCTGAGCGAGGACTTTACGCAACCCGGCCGCAAACTGTTCAAGGGTCGCCCGGTCGCAGTCGTGAGCAATCGCAACCTCCCGTCCAGCGGCACCAACGCTCCGCTCTTTATCGGCAACCTGAAACAGTTCATGGTGCTGTTCAACCGTCGGTTTTTCGAGCTTGCAAGCACACGCGAAGGTGGCGACGCATGGCGTCGGGATACGACGGAGCTCAGGACCATTATGCGCGACGATTACGTCAAATGGGATACAGCGGCTGCCGTCTACGGACAACTGGACATTACGCCGACGCCATAATAATCACAAATTGAGGGGCCGGGAAACCGGCCTCTTTCTATTGGGGGTGATACTGTGGCGAAAGTCATTCAAGCGTTCCGCGAACGAAACCACAACTTTAAGCTGTACAATATCGGCGACGAGTACCCAGAAGATGATCAAGAACGTGTGAGATATTTGGAGCAACAAGGGTTTTTGACGACCGAGATTGTTTTTGACGAATTCGGAATGTCGGAATATAAGCCGAAACGCCGCAAAAAGGGCGTGATCAACGATGGCGATTCTGACGCTTGAGGAAGTCAAAACATGGCTGCGAGTTGATGGGGACGACGAAGACGCTTTGATTGGGATGTTGGTTGGTGCGGCTGAAACCTACCTACACAACGCTGTTGATGTTGAGTTTGACGGCACAAATCAGCTTGCCAAACTTTACTGCCTTGTCCTCTGCGCTGACTGGTACGAAAATCGCGAACTGATCGGCTCTCAACCATCCGATAAGGTGCGGTTTACAATCCAATCCATGCTTGCACAACTGCAACATGCCTACTCACCGCCGGATGAGGGGGATGCGCTATGACCGTCCTTGTAAACCGGTTGGATAAACGCATCACCATCCTGCGTCCTTCTGGGCCCGACGATAAGGACGAATACGGCCAGCCGCTAGACAATCCCGTTGAAGTTTGCACGGTTTGGGCTGCCATTGAGCCGCTGCGGGGGCGCGAATATTTCGCAGCTATGGCTGAACAAGCCGACGTGACGACGCGCATCCGCATCCGGTACCGGGAGGATATCGACCGTACTATGATCGTTCGGTACAAGGAGCCGGGAGATCCTGAATTCCGCGAGTTCGAGATACTGCACGTCATCCACCCGGAGTATAGGCGGCGCGAGTTACAACTCATGTGCAAGGAGCGGCAATGACATGTGGGACATGCTTAAACAGTTCGTCTACGACATGATCCACATGACGGAAGGCGAAAAACTCATCTACTATTGGCCGCTGTGGCTTTTCGTGATCGGCGTTTGCTTCGGAATTTTGCATTGGCCGGAACGCGGAAAGAAGGGCGCTGGCGATGGCTCGAAAAAGTGAAATCGTCGGCATGAAAGAGTTGGAACGGGCATTCCGCGAGCTCGGGAAAGTTCCGCAGACGGCGGCAACGAAGTCGGCGCGTGCCGGTGGCCAGATCGCTCTGAAAGCGGCGAAGGCGAATGCACCGGAAGATGAGGGCGACCTGAAACGTGGGATCATCCTAAAGCGCGAGCGCAGCAAAGTAAAGGGTAAAGCCGTCTATGACGTGACGATCGATCCGGCCATGAATGACGTGTTCGTTAAGGTCAGCAAAGACGGAAAGCGGTCGTATTATCCGGCCAGCCAGGAATATGGTTTCCTGACGGTAGATGGACGTTATGTGCCGGGCTACCGTTATCTGCGGCGGGCGATTGATGACAATCAGGCACAGATCGAAAGCAAAGTTCTTGAAGTGACCGGAAAGGAAGTCGACAAGGTGTTGAGGAAGGGGTGAGCGAGGTGGAATTTGAACCAGCACTCGTCCAGGAACTCAAAATCATACCGGCACTCGGGAATCGAATCTACCCGCTCGACGCTCCGGAGGCGACAGCGGGAAATGGTGTCCCATACCTGATCTATGGCTCGAGCGAAGGGCTCCGCGACAAAACACTCGGCGGGTANNTGGACAGCAAGGAAGTCCGCGCCGAACTGAATATNATCGCCGCGCGATATGCGGACATGAAGNCGATCACGAANCAGGTGATCGCTATTTTGTTGTCCTTCGAAGGGCGCCAGATCGGTTCTGGAGGTCCATTTATCGATGAGTTGGTTTACCAGTCNCCGGTGGAAATCTACGAAAACCAGCCGAATCTGTACCGCTGCGTGGTAGAGTTTTCGGCTTATTTTGCCGAGGAGGATTGATTCAAAGTGGGAAAAAAGACAAGAGCTCTCGGGACTAAACTGAAAATTGGCACAGGAGCAAATGCCAAAGCCATTGGATCGCTTACGTCGATTTCTTCGCCGTCCATGTCTCAAGACACAATCGATGTGACAACTCTTGATAGCGACGGCGAATATCGGGAATTTATTGGCGGGTTCAAGGATGGCGGAGAAGTATCGGCTTCCGGTTACTTTGACCCGCAGGATGAAGGGCAGGCCGCTGTTTATGCCGCATTGGAGGCAAGCTCGGTCGAAGATTTCGCGATTGAGTTTCCTGCGTCCATGGGTGCAAGCTGGAATTTCAAGGGCGTCGTAACGGCATTCCAGACAACGGCCGAACTCGAAGAAGCGGTCGGCTTTGAAATTACGATCAAAGTATCCGGCAAACCGACGCTGACGATAACACCAACGCCTTAATTAATCACGACCGGGGCTAATCGCTCCGGTCTATTTAAATCCAATGGAGGTAAAGATCATGAGCAATAACAATAACGACGTTGTAATCATTCATTTGGATCGTCCGCGTGAACTGCGGTATGGCCATAAGGCCTTTAAAAAACTGGTTGCATTGACAGGAAAATCGCTGGAAGAAATTGAGTCATCCGGCTTTGACGATTTTGAACTTGTCGAAAAAATGGTTTACTGTGGTCTCCTTTCCGACGCGAAGGAAAACGGCGAAAATTTGAANCTCGAACAGATGGAGGACCTGCTNGATCAAGCAAAAAGCTACAAGCACATCATCGATTCCGTGCAAGCCGCTTTTGCCGCTGCCTTTGAAGCGAANGTCGGTGACTTGGGAAACGGTCAGAATCAGGAGAAGGAACCGGCGAAAGAAGAAGATTTGACTTCGACGAAAGTTTAAAAGTTGCACTCCGATGCGGTGTGAGCGTTGCCGAATTCAATGAATTAACTCCGCGAGAACTTTGGTTGATCGTGGAAGCTCATAACGAACGACTGAGACTGGAACAAGAAGCCATGTTGTCACATGCTTATACAACAGCTCGATTACACCGTGCCGAAAAACTACCGAGTTTTATGAAAATCCTTGAGGCTGCAAGACGAAATATGCGACAAGTCCAGCAAACTCCGCAGCAAATGCTCGCAGCGGTAAAGGCGATGAATGCGTTTTTTGGCGGAGAAACGGTTTACAAATCCTAATCGGAGAGGGGTGGATGTATGGCAGTCGTGCGCAATCTAATGATCCGGATCGGCGCGGATTACTCAGCAGCTCAAAAAGGTATGCAAGGAGCAACCCGCGAACTGACCCGCTTTAAACAAAATACCGAGAAGACCATATCCTCGATTAGCGGCCGGAACGGCCTTGGATCATTGCGGACAAATCTTAAAACGATCGGTTCATCGGTTACTGCCTCCCTCTCCGAGATTAGCGGGTCAAAGGGCATTGGCGGCGTCATGGCGGGCTTAGCAGCCTTGCGCCCTGCTGTGGGACTTGCATCCGCCAGTTTGCGTGGGCTTGGCGCTGCGGCAGGAGGGGCAGCGGCCGCATTGGGTCCGGTCGGCATAGGGTTAGGCGTTTTGACTGGAGCGATCATAGTCGCGACAGCGGCTATAGCCAAGGCCAGCCAGCCGGCCGTAAAGTTCGAAGCAGACCTTGGCCGGCTTAATATGCAACTCAAGGGCAGCAGCCGCGAATTTATGCAATGGGCCCGCAGCATGGGCCTGGCTAAAACAACGGCAGCAGAGATGGGAGCGACCTATGGGACGCTCCTTTCTTCGTTTATCAGCGATAACCGCGCACTAGCCGATCAGACCAAGCAAATCGTACAGGCGACCCGCGTCGTCGCATCCGCGACAGGCAGATCGATTGAAGATGTGACTGAACGCATGCGATCGGGTCTCCTGGGTAACACCGAGGCCATCGAGGACCTCGGTATTTTTGTGAATGTGTCCATGATCGAGAGCACCAATGCGTTTAAGAAATTTGCGAACGGCAAGCATTGGGATCAACTCGACTTTAGGGTACAGCAACAAATCCGTCTGGCGGCCATTTTGGAGCAGGCATATGCCCGGTATGGCAGCGAGCTCCAAAACAACGTCATGACCAAGCAATCGCTCTTGATGGAGCAGCTCAAAAACGTCAAGCTCAATCTATCGCAGGCATTTTTGCCGATATGGGACGCCATCCTCCCAGCACTGACCAAGCTCGCAACCGCTCTGGCGACTGTAACAGAAGAAATTGCGCGCTTTATGTACTGGCTGCGCGGATGGGACTATGATGAGCGTACCCAGGGTACGGAAAAACAAACGGAAGCCGTACAGGATCAAAGCAAGGCTTATGACGGTCTTGCTTCGTCCGCCAAGAAGGCCCGCGGCGAGCTGGCCGCCTTTGACCAACTTAATCTGTTGGGTGATCCCAGTGGTGGCGGAGGCGGCGGCGGAGCGTCTGGAGGCGTATCAGCGGGCGGTACTGGTCCTGGAAGCGGCGGCTCTGGATCGGGTGGAAATGCGTGGGATGGACTTAAACCCATACCGCCGGAACTGCTCAAAAAGTGGAGAATTGAATTCGACCCGCCGAGCCCACCGGACGCGGGAATGGGCGCGGTGGCGACGGCGGTCGTTAACACCATAAATGGCTTAGTCAAAGAGGTAAAAGCCAAGCTTGCTCAGATGTGGCAAGAGGTAAACGCTCTGACACAAATGGGCGCTGCGGGGCAGTTAGCTACGTGGGGCGGCCTTGCATCTGGACTGTCTGGCTCTGTTGTGCCCGGAATGAGCGGGGCAGTATCTGCTGAATGGGCAAAGATGTGGGGCAACCTTCAAGCCCAAACACAGGCCGGATATGCCGGTCAGATGGCTGCTTGGGACGGAATGAGGGTTGGCATAGCAAACGGGATCATCCCAGCCATGGCTGCGTCTGTAAACCAAAGTTGGAAGCAGATGTGGCAAAACTTGCTTGCCCAGAATGCGGCGGGATCGACTTCCCTCACGACAGAATGGAAGGCGACGCTTGCCGGATTGTTGGCGTCCATGACATCTTTCCAAGCCTCAAACAGCCCGCTATGGTCCCAGGTTGTGGCGTCGATCAAAAGCCCAATTCCTTCATTAGCGGACCTTAAAACGGCTTGGAATACGACGCTGGCTGATATGCGTTCACAATTTTCGGCCGCGCAGTCTGCATTTACTTCCGGATGGACGGCAATCGGTGCAGCTATTCGCTCTGTCAAAAACCCGTTAGCTGAGACTAAGTCGGCCTGGAATACCGCTTTGTCCGACATGTATGCGACGGCGGCGGCTAAAATGGACGGCATCATATCTAAAATCAATTCAGTCATCTCGGCATGGTCTAACCTTCAGTCGACTTTGACCGGTGCTGTATCGAGTGCAAAAAGCTCGCTAAGTTCGCTGGGTGACAGTATTTCCGATGGTATCGGATATGTGTTCAGCAAAGACGCATTTAATTCTGTCGTCAATAAAATCAAGGGCGAAGCAAACAAAACCCAAAACCAAGTCGCGCTTGAAATCCTTGGTTTGCTGTCTGGCGGTGGGGTGGCTGCTGGCGCTGGTAAAGCCGCAGCATCAAGCGGATGGCTGCAAAAGCTGCTCAATAGCCTTAAAGGCGCGGGGATATCGGTTCCGGCATTTGCGTCCGGCGGCATCGTAAGCGGCCCCACGTTGGCAATGGTCGGCGAGTACGCGGGAGCAAGCGCAAACCCAGAAGTAATCGCACCGCTGTCCGACCTGGAACGCATTATGGACGGTGGCGACAATGCGGAAACGGTAGCTATCCTGCGACAAATTTACAACGAGCTAAGAAACGGTAGAAATGTCCAAGTTACCATATCGCGCAACGACATTGGTAGAGCAGCGGTTGAGTATGTGAACGACGAGACAAGGCGTGGACGAAAACCGTTTGAAACAGGGTGATGGTCATGTATATGGCAATCAATGGGGTTGAGTTACCCGTCTATCCTAGCACGTTTGAGGTATCAGTGATGGATTTGGATGACGCAGAAAGCACCACTCGTACCGCCGACGGCACGCTTTCCCGGGATCGAATAGCCACCAAAAGGCAAATCGAATTAAGTTGGCCGGCGATCACATGGGATAAGCTGTCGGTGTTGCTCCGGTCCATTCAAAATCCGTTTTTCGATTTCACATACCCGGATCCCGAAACCGGTCAGATGGAGACCAAAACATTTTATGTCGGAAACCGAAAGTCGCCGCTCGCATTTGAGAGAAACGGAGTCTATTGGTGGTCAGGGTTGCAAATGACCTTCACGGAGCAGTGATGTCATGTATCCAATATCGGGTTTAGCAAATAACTTTCTGCATCGCAGATACCGCGAATGGCGGATTAAGGCTAGCATAAACGGCGCGGAATACGGAAGGGATAAAATCGTTGGTTTCGAGATCGAGCAGAGCCTTGTCAGTGGCCAAGAATTTGAGATCGGGACAGCAATTGTTTCGAAGCTCATCTTCCGACTTAAAACCAACGATGAAATTCCTTCGAATGCCAAGATCGTTCCATATCTCGCCTTATCCGCCGACGGAATTACTTGGCGGGATGCAGATTTCGCATGGGTGGATGCAGATTTCCCATGGGCCGGCGGCGAAACAAGCTGGATACCGTTGGGAGAATTCTACGTTGATCGCCGGGAGCGCGTAAACAACGTCTGGGAGTATACCTGTTACGATAAGCTAATGTTTGCGAATGTGGCGTATGTATCCCAACTCTCCTATCCGACTACCATGAAGGCTGTATGGGATGAAATCTGCAATCAACTCGGCTACACATATGATTCCAGCGTCGTCATAAATCCGGCATATACAGTTCCAGTTGCCCCGACCGGTTACACATGCCGGCAGGTGATGGGGTTCATCGCCGCGGCAAATGGGGCGTCAGTTCGGGCCGGGAGAGATGGGACAATTCAGTTCAAACAGTTCTCGGCGGAGGAAATGCCTGCATTTCAAATGACAATGGCAGATTATATCCACGTGCGCCAGACGAACCCTGTTAAATCCTATTCTAGGGTGGTTGTGGTCTACGACACGGAAGATAATCTTGCTTATGAGGCTGGCACAGGAGACGAGAACAGCACACTTTATGTAGATTGCCCGTTTGGAACGCAGCAAATTGCAAATGATATCCTATCAAAGATCAACGGGCTTGCTTATGTCCCAATCCAGATGGACTCTCGGGGATACCCGCAGTTTGACGCCGGCGATGTAATTCAATTCGCGAGATTGGAGTCTAAGACATGGCTTGATGCAGACGTTTCTTGGCAAGATGCTAATTTCCCGTGGGACGGCATAGGTCAATACAAAACGATCATTCTGCATCAGGTGATGACTTTCCGTGGCGGACTGAGTCAAAAAATAGAAGCGCCGTCTAAATCCGAGCAGCAGTCCGAATTCGTCGTTGAGGGCACGCTGGAGCAGCAAGTTAACCGCATCGCAAAAAACGCTGTCCGCTTTGGCAAAACCTATTACGGTGTCACGCATTCTCGGGATCGCGGAATCGTGATAGACCGATCTGATGGATTGGCGAGCGCGGTATTTAATGCCGATGAACTACGGTTTACGGCCGGCGGCGAAGACGCTCTGTGGTTCGATGTGCCAAACAGACGGTGGAAGTTCTCTGGCACGCTGGAGGGCGTCGACGGCATTTTCAGCGGTACGATCCAAGGCGGCAGCTTTATCGGCGGGCAAATTGAAATCGGCAGCGGAAATGACGTATTCAAGGCTGATTTGAATGGCATCTGGCTAGGAAAATCGGATTTCGCAAATGCTCCGTTCCGGGTAGATATGTCGGGCCATATGGTAGCGACGGATGGCCAGTTCAGCGGCATGATCACGACATCCTCGATTGTCGGCGGCACGATTGATGGCTCGGTAATAACCGGTGCACTCATCAGGACAAAGGATTCTGGTACAAGGATCGAGCTTAGCGCAGTAGGAAATTTGCTTACGGCATACTTTAATAACAGCAACTACAATGTAATCAACCCTGCATATGGCGGCGGCCCGTCATATTTGTTTTATAGGGGCGGCGGGTTAATCGGTAGTATAACTGCTGATGGTTTTGGATTGACAATAACGTCTCAAAATCAATTGGGACTATCTGCTTCCGGAGGGATTTATATATGGGGTGGATGGAGTAATTTGTTTGAACAAGGTGGACAATCACTGCAAACTCATCTTAATGCCAAAGCTAATGCATCGAC